AAAGTCTTTTTGCTTTTCTCCTATTTTTTTATTTGGTATCGGCATAACGGTAATAAACTCCTTTTTTCTTTATAACTAAAACTTGCTTTCTGTTTTCCTTTTTTGACTTATAAGAAATATGCAGCCATTTAGGTTCGTTTCCAAATTCCCAAATTAATTGGTCGAAGTCTAGATTGTCCTTTATGTAGTGGAACATTTCAAGATTAGTCTTACCGCCCATTGAGGTAATATCTATTGCATTACCCGTCAAATGGCTTGATTTTCTACTACCACCCAAAGCGGTATTTAATTTTTCAGAACGGTAAAAGCTATTTACTTTTATAGGTCCTTTAACCCATTCTCTTAAAGGCTCAAATAATTCCTTAGACACTAGCTTCATATTCTTCTCAATATCCTCGCTAGGAACGTTTTTAATACCAAATTGGCTAGCATACTTTGAGTAGGTTGCCTCCCTGTAGGTTATGTGGTCGCTTATATTATTTTTCTTTGCCATTGATCTTGTTTTTTTTGTTTACACTTTTTTTTATTTTCTGTAAAAAAACCTCTAATTTTTTTATATTTTTTTCTTTTGGTTTATATATCATAGAACCCACCCATTAAAAGTAGCATCATAACTAGGATAAATATCGTCGTTTGTATTGCTAGTATATTCCGGATAATTGGATTGATTAAAACTCATAAAGTCTATAAATCTTCTAGAGTACCACTCCGCATTTGTTCTAGCTTTTTCCACCAAAAAGTCTATTTCGTTTTTATCAACAGAAACCGCATTTTCCGACGTGTGTTTAAATACTCCGCCCTGCTTTACTTGGTACGCCGCAAATGGGTAGTAATTGGCCTGTGAGTACCATATTAGCATAGGCACAATATAGTCGTCTAGGATTGTCTTCCACCTTGCATTTGAAGGGTCGTCAATATTTGGTATTGCGGCCGATAAGCCATTGTATAGGTCCGTCCCCATTATTTGCTGAACGTCTATTTCCTGCGCTATCTTTACGAACTGAATAAACTTGTCCGTAGAAATATTGCCGTCCATTATGGAGTTCCTTGCAAGGTCCGTTCTATTTATAAATAATTGTGTAGCCATTTATCTTCTTTTATTTGTTGGTAAAAATCCCTCGTTTGGCATATCAACAGGAAGTTTGGAAACTAAAGGGTCGTTCTTTTCCGGCTTAAATCCTGCTTTTCTCGCTTGGTTTACACTTATACTTGGAGCGTTTGGGCTTTTAATATCAATAGTTCCTTTCCCCTTTTTCATATACGTTTTACGCATCCAAAAATGATGGCAAGCGCCTCCGCCCTTGTAGAGCCAAACCGAATATGTTAAGGCTCCTCGCGGTCCCCAACCAACCTCCCGGCCGTCTTTATTAACGTAGGAAGAATTTACTTGAACGTTACCCATTTTTAATATATCCTCTTTTCTGTAGATTTTTTTTGCGGCCACCATTTTTTTGCAAAAGCTTCTACTGTCGTCTGATTGTAGCGAGGCCTTTAGTGGTGCGTACTGATAGCGGACCTTAAATTGTGTACCGTCCACCGTTTCGTCTTGGCTGCTTTTTGCGTTTGGTCTTGCCGTTCCCGTAGATACAAATTCCCAAAGCTTTGAAAGTAAACTTTTTCCCTTTGTGTTTAATTGGCTTATTTGATAGTCTAGAGCCTCCTCGGTTTCATAGTCAACCTTTCGCTCGTCAATTAGCTCCCACTCGGATAGGTCCTCTTCCTCTCCAAAGGATTCTAAAGTAACCTCTTCTAGCTTAACGCAATTAGGTACTTTTTTACCGTTTTTGTCTTTCATTCCCCTTTGCTCGTAGCCGTCCCAACAGGGAGCCTTTAACTCCTCGTGGCTTACGCAGGGCATATAATAAGTAACTCCCTCAACCTCGTGTTCGTGTGAACCACCGCAGCCCATTTCTTCTGAAACCTTTTCAGCTTCCTCTTTTGTTTCATAGGCCTGCTTTCCGTCAATCATTTTAAGATTAAACTTTTGCATTTCCACTCCCGTTTCTTCTTCAATCGTTTCCTTATCTTGAATTGATTTGTCTACCTCAGTAAATTCTAGGGGCTGCAAGGTCGTAAAGTATAGATTTAAGCTTATATCATTGTAAGCTAGTATTCTATCAAAGTTATCTATCAAAAGCTCTTGAAAAGGCCTTATAACGGTGTTATCCATTAGCAAGCTAGCGGTCTTTATTTCGTCCGCATTATTTCCGAGTCCGGATTGGTCCTTTATTCCTAGAAGCATAGGGCTAACAATTCTGTGAGAAACCATTATTTTTTTGGTTGACTCCTCGCTTAAAAATTGGTATTGGTTATGCGCGTCTGATAATTGAACCGGAGTAATTTCCGCTTGGCTTTCTTTGTTGTCATTAAATGCTAAAATGAATTTTCCTGCATTACTGCTACCGCTAAACTTTTGCGCTATCTTTTTCTCTATTAGCTGCCTTTCCTGTTGGTTCGGCGTGCCGTTATTAAAATTAATTAGCATACTAGGGCTTAGCCCGTTTAGTATATTATTCAAATGGTAATTTGAAACTTCCTCTTCTAGCTCCGCGTACTGCAGGCCTCCTTGATAGTCTACCGGAGAGTAATAATAAAACCCGGCCTTATACGGTTGTATGTATAAAATCTCAATGCTATCCTTTGACATTCCGAAAGCAGGGATTCTTAATGGCTCGTCATTCCTTTTTATATTGGCCCAATCTTTGAAATAGTAATATGCGGGAACGTCCCCGTCCTCATTGCATTTTTCCGCCCTTAAAGTTTCAACCGGAATATGCTCAACCTGTGCTATAGTTTTTCTGTCCTTAGAATAAATAATCTGCACCGCACATTGGCCCATTAATTTTAGGTCATAGCAAAGTTTTCTAACGACGTCCTTTTTAAACAGAGAAACCATTTGAGCGTACTCGTTTGGCTTTTGGCTTGAGTTGGTAGCGTTTAGCCCCTTTCCATAAATGGCTTGGCTAATACCGTTTATTGCGGCGTTATTCGTAGGGCTTCCATTGTACCTATCAATTAAATACTGAAAGTAGTTATTATCCGCCCCGTACTCAATATATTCCTTTCCCGATACCTCCTTAATTTCCGGGCTTGTATAGGTGCTTAAATTTACAAAACCAAACTCCGAAGTTTTAGAGTTTTTAATAAATTGTCCCTTGTCGTTTCTTAATCGTTTCATCTTACTTTATAAGTATTATCATAACCATTATAGCTTAAATATTCATCTTCATTTAAGTCGTAATAGTCATTATTTAATTGGTCTATATTTTGGTCTGTACAGAAAATTCTATCTTTAAAAATAACCTCGCCATTGCTAGTAAGTATTAAATCGTAAAAATGATTTTCTATTAATATAGGATTAAAGGTATTACTAAAATTTAAATAATTGCCGGAAATTACCGCATTTGTAATATTATAGGTTTCTTTTACGTTCGTACTATCGTCCCTTATTGATAAATCAAAGGTGGATAAGTAGCTTCTAGGGATAACCGAAAGTGATTGCGCGGTCGCTGATGTAGTTAGTATAATCATTGTTAGTATAACGATAAAAATACTTTAATTTGTAAAATGTATATAACAAAAAAAAGCACCCTTAAAAAAGAGTGCCAATTTCAACTAAATAAAATAAACTTTTAGACCTAACTCTGCGGGTCTATTTGTTCGGGTTGTGGGTTAAAAGAGCCCGTTAAGAAATAAGGTGCAACCTCTTCCATTCCCTCCATAGTAATAGTGAATCCCGAAAGGTCCCCTGCCGCTGCTCCCGTAACTACGGTTCCGCCGGTTAATTCCATTCCGTTCTCAAATCCACAAAGGAACATATTTCCGTAGTAATCCTCAACCACCACATAAGGTCTAGCTAAAGCGATAGTTTGTAACTCGGCCTGTGTTTTAGCGTCTAAATAAGTAAGCGTTAAATTTAAAGTTTGTGTGTAAAAAGTGGTTCCATTTTCTCTACTACTTGTTACGGTAGTTTCTAAACTTGAATTTCCTTTTACGTCGAATTGATACCATTTAGGTACAGGGCTATTTGGGTCAATAGTAGCCTCTTTTGTTATTGGGTCCACGATAATATCGTCAATAGAGCCATAGTTTGCAAAATAAGCTCTTTTAATTCCGCCAAAGGCAGCCTTACAAGGTATGATTCTCCCGGTTGTTAAAGTACAAGACATTTGTTTTATGTTTTTAAAAAAAAAGGGCAAGTAGATATATTTCTACCTACCCTTATTTTATGGTTATTAATTAATTATGCAAAAGAAACGATGTCCTCAGCAATTCCAAATTGAACTCCACTTGTAAAACGCATTACCATTCTTACATTGTTTGAAGCGTCCAAATCTGCCATATCCAAAACCTTAACTTCCTGTGTAGAATTTAGTAATCCTGTTCCGAAATAAAGGTTCCCTCTTTGAGCAGCATACATTTTGTCGTCAGACAATCCCGGAGAAACAAAAATCTTAACTCCGTTCACAGTTAGTGAGCCATTGTTCCACCATTGCGTCCCCATTCCGTTAACACCATTTGCTCCTAATCCATTTGCTCCAAATCCGCCCAATGCTTGAACGTAAAGTTTTGCGGCCTTAGAAGAAATGTATAAAAATAAATCTTCTTTTCCGTAAACTTGGCTAGGAATAGCCGCTACAACGTCAGATAATTTCTCAATGATGTTACCCGCCGTTAAAGGTGCTGAAACTAAAGCTTGAGCCGCAGGAATGTCCCCTGCAGTTACCGCAGCAGCGATCAACTTTTCAAATCCGTCAAAAGAGGTATATCCTGCTCCTGCAGTATCTCCTTGCCAAATGTTAAACTCAGTATTTTGTGCAACTTCTGCTGCAACGTGAGCTATTAAAAAATCAGAAAATTTAGGAGGTAAAGATTGACCTAAACCGTAGCCCATTTGTTGGCTTTCCCAATCGTTAACAAAGTCGTACTTACATAACTGTAAGTTTACTTGTAATTCTTTTGGCTCAATAATTCTTTCAGTTAAAGTTACTGAACTGTTAGGCACAAAGTCGCACCCGGCAGCAGTTACTAAATCTCCTGTTGCTAATTTTTTAATTACTTCTTTGTAAGAAATATTAGATTTTACAGAAATACCTCCGTCGTCAATAGTAGACGCTTTCAAAAGTGCAGCCGCGATATACTCTCCTGCAAATTCTCCTGCATAAGTAGTAGTGATGTTAGTTGTAGTTGCTAAATCAACTTTTTTTAAGTTACTCATTTTTTTTTATTTTAATTTTTAATTTTACTTATTTGCTCCATAACCTTGTCAAAGGTTGTATTAAATTTTCCTTTTCCAAATTCAACCCTGTTTACCTTTTTTGATTCTCCCTCCGGGTTGTGCTTTATTGGTTTAGCTGCGGCCTCTGATAATTCGGCTTTTACCTTTTCAGTTATTTTTTCTGAAAATTCTTCTTTTACTGTTCTAGACTTTAAAGGCGCTTGCGCTTCCGTAGATAAATCTTCTTTAGGTTCTAGCATTGCTTTGATTTCCTCAATCATATTTTTAACCTCTGCCAATTCCTCTTTGGTCGCGTAACCTAGCTCCTCTTTTTCTTCTTTTTCTTCTTCCTCTAGGTCCTCAGTAGTTTCCTCTTTTTCTTCTTCTTTTGTTTCCTCTTCCTTTGCCGGAGCCTCGTCTGATACCTCTCTAATATCTGCAATGGTTCCCTCTTCTTCAACTACTACTAGTCTGCCATCTTCAAGTAAATACTCTCCGACAGGCATTGCTACCTTTTCGTCGTCTGTTACTATAAAGACTTCCTTTCCTTTTTCAAATGACTCTGCGGTTATTACAGTCCCATTTTCTAGCTTGGTTTCTTCAAGTTTTACTTCAATATTTAGAAGCGTTTTAATTTGGTTTAACATTTCGGTTGATTTCATAATTACTTATATAACGATTATTAATTTAATTTTTGCATTTTGGTTATTATTTTAAGGCGTACAATTTGTAAAATTGGGCTTAGGTAAATTCCAAGCGGTCGCATTATCACTAAAGCCGGAGCAGGCAGTAACGTTTCCAACGCTCCAACTACCTAAGTCTTGATTGTAGGCCGCTGCGTCCTTAAACATTTGCACCATATCGGTAACATTGCCCACGTCCCAATTACTTAGGGGCTGATTAAATGCATTTGCTCCGCTAAACATAGAACCCATTGATGTCGCGGTAGAGGTATTCCAATCCTTTATTATTCCATTAAATGACTGCGCACCGTTAAAGGCTTGAATCATAAGTTCAACATTGCCCACGTCCCAAGAATTTAAATCTTGATTAAAATTAAAGGCATTTTGAAACATTCTTGACATAGCGTACAAGTTACTAACATTCCACCCGCCTATATTTTGGTTGAAACTCCAAGCCCCGCTAAACATATTTCCCATAACAGTAACATTGCCCACGTCCCAAGCAGAAATATCTCCGTTAAAGTTGGTCTTGTTAAAAAAAGCGTTGCTCATATTCGTTACTTGGCTTACGTCCCAATCTTGTATTTTTCCATAAGGAATCAAGTCATAGTCCCCGTTGGGGTCTTGCGCCAATATATCTGTGATAGCCTGCTGAAAAGTTGCGTCTGTTAATGGCGGGTTTACAGGCGGAGTCGGTGCTATGCCTGTAATACTACCTATTCCCTGTGATTGAATAGAACCATCGCAGCAACTTATTGAGTATGTATTGGTGTCCCAACAAAGGCAGGCCCGAGAGCCACCCTTGGGGCTTGTTCTACTCCCTATGTAAATTCCGTTACTTTTCCTCACTTGACAGTATTTCAATTATTTTTAGTAACGTCGCTTTATCATTTTGGGCTGACATATCCTCCTTAATTTCTTCTTTAGGTGCTTCCATTTTGTCTGCAAAGTAACCCTCAATAGAAAAACCCTTAACTTTATTTGTTCTAACGTATTCATTCCAAATTTCCTCATTATTTACTTTAACCGAGCCCATCCAAGTTCCCACCGGGACGTTCAGTCCGTATTTCCTAGACTTATCCTGCACCTCATCTTCAACAATCCAAGATTCAACCAATGTAAGGCCTTTTAATTCCTTTGAGTGTTCTAGCGTTGAGTTATTTTGGTAGCCATTTCTTAAGTACATTTGCGAGGCCTTAGAAATAGTTTCTTTAGAGAAAAAAATATAATAATCTCCCTCTTCGTTTTTTCTGTAAATTGGCTTGTTAGGTATTAATAAAGCACCTAGCAAAATCCTTTTTTCTTTGTCAACTTCTGCTAGCTTAATTTCTTCCCCTTTTAAGGCAACAAAGTCTGATTCTATGGCCGGGCTTTCAACTATTGAAATGGCCTCGATTCCGCTTTCTTCTTGTTCCTCGTCTAATATTAGTTCTACTATTCTCATACTATTATAACGTTTATTTTATTAATTTTTGTATTTATCCAATCGTTGCACCTTGCACAATATTTCTATCTAGCTCCTGCGCGGTTGATATATCATTTGAAACCACATAGGCTTGAACGGGTTGTTGAGATTGGCCGCCTATTGCGTCCGCTAATTGGTTGGTAGATGAAGCACCTACTGTATTAAACTCCGGCGGTATTGATTGTACCTCGGGAGCTGATGGTGGCGCACTTGCGCTAACTGTTGGTGGCGCATCGATGCTAGGACTAGGTGCTGAAACTCCAATCTTTGAGGTGGCCTGCTTAGATGTTTTCATTGCGCCTCTTATAGCTGATACAATACCTATAGCCTGCGCAGCATAACCCAAAATTAATGGTACGTTAAGAGGAAATGGGGCAGCACTCGCTGCTTTTGCAGCACCCGTTGAAACGTCCACCCCTGCCTCAGACGCTTTTACAACCGACTTGGTTGCAGACTGTTTAGCAGTAAATAAAGTCCCTTTTAGCTCCATTATCATTTCCTTAGCCTGTAGTAATTGTTTAGCTATTAAAATAGCCTTTCCTAGCTTAGAATCTGCGCCTGCTATCGTAACCGCGTCTGCAAATGCTTTTTCCTTTGCCGCCGTTTTTTCTTGCTCTAATCTTATCTCTTCCTTAACCCTATCTTCATCTTCCTTGAGCTGCTTATCTTTTCTATCCTTTTCCTTTTGGGCAAGGCCGTCTTTTCTTTCTTGGTCTGTTAAGTCAAATGCGTCTTGCTTTTCCTTAAGCATTACATCTCTAGCTTCTTTTAGCGCGTCTGTATTTATGTTATTTTCTTCGGCCTGTAATATTAAAGCGTCGTAATGCTCCTGTATTTTTAATAGCTCCAAGGCTCTTTTCTCTTCCTCTGTAACGGCCTCTGCGTCTCTTAATGATTTTTTAAAGTCCGCTAGTGCCTGCTCAGCAGCCTTTTCCTCGGCCTTCAATCCAATTATCTGCGACGTAACCTCTTTGGCCTTTGATAATTTTGCCGTTTCTAAATTCATAAGATTTGCTCGTAGGCTTGCCTCTTCCTGTAGGTCCTCTTTTGTTGACTTTCCTAAAGCGTTTTCACTAATTTTTGCGTCTAGTCTTAGCTTGGCTGCTGCTATTTCTTTAGCCGTTATTTCGTCCTCCTTTTGTCCCGCTAGGGTTAAAAAGTTTATTCTTTCTTGAAGAGAAAATTTTTCTTTATCAACGGCCTTGTTTAGTAAGTCTGCCCTTTCCTTATTTGCGATAGCTCGGTCAACAATTAGCTGCCTGTCTAATTTGTCGGCTGCCGCTCTTTGGTCTGCAATTTTTGAAGCTGCCTTTCCCTCTTCTAGTATTTCCTTTGTAAGCTCCTTTGTGCTATCAATTAAAGCATTTGTAATTATAACCGCAGGGTTTAAGGCTTTATTTAGTCCAACAATACCTTTCCCGGCGTCCTCCAATGCTCCGGAAAAGTCCCCACTAAAAAGTTTGCTAATTGCCGAGCCCATAAATCCTAAGCTTTCAACCGCAGCGTCTATTTTATCCATTACGAACTCCTTAACGCTCTTCCCAAAGTTTTTAAGTGTTTCTACCGGGCTTGTGAATAGGTTTATTAAACCCTCCCCCAATGAAGCCAAACGGTCTGTAAATACGGAAACGGTCGCGCCAAGAATACCCATTATTTTATTCCACTTGTTCTGCCCCTCCTCGGACGACGTAAATGCGGCCTGTAATGATGTCAATGCAATTATTAACGCTCCAATTCCTGTACCAATAATGGCGACTTTCATAAGGTTAAAACCTTTTGTTGCCCCGCCTATGGATTTAGTCATTCCGGAAAACCCCGAAATAAGGCCGCCCGTCTTAGAGTCTATTACTCCCAAAACTCCGCTATAGTCTGCGGCATTTTCTTCTGCTTCCTTTAGTGATTCATTTGCTTTTTTGCGTTCCTTAGTAACGTCCTTTAACCCCTTTTTTTCGTCCTTTAAGGCGTCCTTTGTTTTTTGTATTTTTTTATTTAGACTTTCCCTAGCAGCCAAGTTGGTTTTTGATGTATTCCTTAGGGCCTTTTCATAGTCAAATAAATCATTTTCAAGCTCATCAATTAGCTCCGTTTGTGCCTCAAAGGAACTGTTTAATTCTTCTACGTTTTTTTGAGCCGTTGCAGTATCTACCTTTAAGCTATATTCTTTTACTACCATTTGTAACCGTTTTTTTTATTAATTTTATGGCCCCTTTTAAATCTTTAGGTAAAGCATTTTTTCCCTGTGCAATTCTTATATTTTCAGTTTCTCCATTTACTACTTGAAGCAAGTCTATTATATTTTTTATCATAATTATTTTTTTATAATGGTACGTCTATAAAATTAACTGAGGAGTTCTGACCTTGTAAAATTGAATAAACTCCTATCCTGTAGGTTTGTTGCCCCTGCAAATTACTAAACGTATAAGTTGTGGTGGTACTGCTAACCGTCGCGTATTGACTTTGATTTAAGTCTATTCCAATATTGTCAATTTGTCCTAAAGGTAAATCCCAAGCAACTGAAATTGAATCCTGCGTGGTTCCTGTTACCCTTAAATTGCTAGGAGGTTGTAAGCCGGGACCGGGAGGGTTTCCACCTTGGCCGCCTTTATAAACCCTATTCAATAATTCCAACTTACTCTTACCACTTTGTAAATTTGTAGTAATTGAATTTATAATATAGTCCTTTTGATTTATTGAAAATATATCATTTAGCTTGAAATTATATAAAATTCTCAAGGGCAAATAAGCATCTACCTTTGTTATTCTTCTGCTCTCATTAAATACCGCAATTATGTACTCGCTATGAAAATTATTAAATAGAGTTTCGTCGAAACCGCTACCGCCTGTCCACTCGTTTAATTCAAGGTTGAAATTGATGTTTTCTGTTCCATTTCCTGTATTTAAATACAAACTATTTGAGGGCACGTAATAAGAGTCTAAACGAAATTTTAAACTATCGCTTTCCATAAAGCTGATTCTAGTATTTGTGCCAATATCAACAGGTATAAATTCTGCGTAAAATATAAGAGGCAAACCAATATAAGCCTGTTGACTTTCGTTCACAGAGTAGCCCCATTGCACCGTAGTAAGATTGCTATTTGCTGCATCTATTAAACGCTCAAATTTCATATGCTCAAAAGGTACTGAAACCTTATAAACTTTTGTTGAAGCATTATAATTTTGGCCTCCTGTTCCGTCCGAACTTGTACCGCCAATATACTTCAATGTCCCCCAACCGGAGCCGGATAACTGCTCGTGCTGCTTTGCAAGGTACGTGCCTAGACCGTCGTACTTGTAAATAATTTCTTTATATGGCAGGGCCGCGTTTACTTGACCCTTTGTGGAATCAACAAATTGTGATATATCATACTTAACCGGCGCGTCATTTCCGTCGATATCCGCTGAGGTATAATAGCTATAATCCGCCGTCCCGAATTTTGCGTCTAGAGGCCTTACAATGATTGTACCCGCATCATTTACATAGGCGACCAAATTAAAGGCCTTAAATAGCCCTGTTAGAAACGACATAACCGTAACGTCCGGTATCTGCTCCGAAACCACAAACGTAAACTGTTTTTGAACTGTAAACCCTTGATTTAAAAATAGTGTATCAGTATAAGGTACATTACCTGTCCCACTTGTTTGTGTAAATCCATAAACTCTTACTTCTATATTTGTAAAAGTAATAATCTCTGAATGCTGAACGCTTATAACATACTGACCGTCCCCAACTAAGGCAGGGTTTTGATTAAATGTAAAAGAGCCCGTTACGGTAAAAGGCGAGGTATAAATAACCGTACCATTTAATGAAATTACAAGCCTGTAGGGGTCTGTTGTATTTGCGGTTGTAAACTCGACTTCCCATTGTGTTATTCCATTTGGCTGATTTACGTAAAAGCTAGGAATATAAAAGCCCTGCCCGGACGGAACAACTGCAACAGGATTAACTATACTCCAACCCGTAATTGGCGAGGTATAGCTTGTTACCTGTGTAGCCGGCTCAACGCTTCCGCTCTTTCTGTGCAGCCACATATAAAGATTGTAAAACTCCGGATTGTTTACATTAAAAAAATCCCTAGAAAATTGTATAGGAAATTCATAACCATTTGCTGCGCTATACCTTTCCTCTATCTGCTCAATAATGGCATAAAGTCTTATTGCATATTTTAGCTCATTCCAATATACACCGTGCATATTTGTACCTCCGCCGGTATGATAAAAAAGATTACCGTCGCCGTTTTGGTGGGTAACGCTATCGTAAAAAAGTCTTTGCGAGTGTGTAATTAAAGGAACTATTATATTTTCATTGACTCCTGTTCCCGTTGAGGTTTTATTCTTAGATAAAAATTCTTTAATTTCATCGGGGCTATAAGTAAGCTCGTAGTCCGTTCCGGAAAATGGAAGCGCGCCCAACTTGTCCTCTCCTATAACGTCGGGTAGCTCGACCGTATTTCCGAAAAATGTAATTCTATAAATATAGGCCACATTATTCTTTAAGTCAACCCCTTCTAGCTTTACTCTTCCGGTTTTAAAAGGCACAGAATTAAGCAATATTTCGGCGGGCTTTTTTAGTCTTGCGTCAAATCCGTCTACAATATCAAAGTTGTAAAAATGCTTAAAAATTTTATTATTAACCTTGCTAGCGGGTAGCGAAAATGTTTTAGTGAATGATGTAAAAATTTTACTAATATCTTTTACGTTTTGGATTGTCTGCGTAATAGAAACAGTTTCATCTTTGAATAAATCAATCCTGTTACCCTCAATATATAATTCTAGCTTCTGCATCTATGTTATATTATGTTATCTTATGTTATTTATATAATCAAAGGCGTCCTCAAACTCTATTGTATAATCTATTAGTCTGTCATTTAAGCTTGTTTTTAGCCTCATAGACGAGGTTTTAACCCTTACCGGTATCGTTATCCCCGAGGCAGGATTTTGTCGCCTGTAAACCTTCATCCATACGTATTCTGATAATAGTAGCTGCTCAAAATACTCGACCGCCCATTCGGGATAATAACCCGAGCTTAGCGTATAAGTTTTTTTAGCTTGTGTATTAAATGTTTTTACGGGCGCATCTGTTAGCTGATAATAAGGGTCTATATCGTCCTGCGTTATAATTGTGTTAGACTTATAAGATTCATTTTTTCTGCCAAGTTTTTGAACCTCTTTTAATGAAAACCAAAGTTCCTGCTGCGCACCGTATTTATTTATGAAAATAATTTTCCTACCATTTCCGTACTTACTGCAATTAATTCTAGTTACTTTTAATTCTTCGTCTATATCAAAAGCTTGATAACTTGTAGTAGTAGGAGAAATGTAATGAGTTACCGGTAAACCAAATGCGTCCATTCCGGCTACGTAACCCCCAACATCATTCGGCAGAAATATCTCAAATTTATTATTTGAATAAGACGTTGAATCCGCAGCTAATAACCAAGTTCCGTTAGAAATTGATCTATAAACAGGATTGACAGGATTAGCCCCGTCTTGATAAGTTCCATAAGCCTCAAAGCCTGCGTCAAAATAATTTGTGTTACCACCAAATTGGTTACCTGTTCCGTTATAATCGTCAAAGCTTGTTAATACACTAATTATGTTAATTAATTGTGGAAAGTTACCCGGAGAATAAGTAATAGATAGATAGTCCCTCACTAATTCTGAAATATCAAAGGTTGTATAGCTTTGGCCGTCTGTCTTATTTTTTGCTATTGTATATCTTAGCGTATTATTTATAAGAAGATAAAGAACGGTTGATTTAACGCTCGCATTACTTACATTCTTGCTTTTAAGTTGCGGGTTTCTTAAACAAATATTTGCCATTTTTTTTTATTTTTTTATTCCTAGTATTATTGTATTTTCAACATCTAAAGCGTAGGCGTTTATTATATCGTCCCCCAATCTTTTTAGTCCTCTTTCAAAAGGCTTAGAAAAAAATTCATTTCCTTTTAGCCCCTGCGCGTAGATACTTTTCTGTAGCCAAAATCCCATTGACCTATAAGAGCCTGCCTTAAATTGTCCTCCGCCTTTTTTTCCTTTTTTTACTCTAAATCTTATATTTTTACTTTTAGCCCAACTAATAAGCATATCCAAAGGCGGCCTTTTAGATTTATATTTAAACCTGCTTAACGGTGCTTTTTGAACGCCCACTCTTCCGGTTATACTGCTATCAACTAGTCTAGGATTTGCCCCTTTTACTCCCTCGTCCACAAATGGGCCGTAGTCATTCATAAAAAACTCAACAAATATAGCCCCGTTTTCAATTATAATTTCTGCGGACAAAGACTCATACAGGGAACCTTTTTTTCCGTCCTTTGTTAAATTCGTCCGGGCCTGTTGGATAACATACTTGTGGAACTTATTTAGCTCCTCTTCTAAATACTTATATTCCATTTAGCAAATATAAATATCGTTATAAATTTGTATATCCATTGTGGCCGTCCACCCCGCGAGTTGGTTTTCAAATCGGTCATAAAAAGGGTTTAAACTAGGGCTTCCGGATAATTGGTACATATCCGTATGAAGCTGCCCCATTCTAAGTCTTTGTATAAGCCTATTTAAGACTGCTAGCTGAGTGTTTAAAATATTCTGAACGTCATTATTACCGACGAATATGTCCTCTGTTGGAAGCTTTGATTCGTTCACTATATCGCAGGCTAATATACTTATATTGAAGTCTAGAGTTTGCTCGTTCACAACCACGCTATTAATTATAATATGGCCTAGAGGGAATATATCCTGCTTGCTAAGATTTACGTCCGTTATATCGCCTGTGGTAACCGTATTTACATTTACGTCTTGCAGCAGTTCTTCTTTTATGGTTTCAGTTAATTGGTAAAACCCTCTTACTCCTTGATTGCTCATTTAAAATTCTTTTTTATTTGTTTCGCTTCGACCTCGTTTTTATCCTTCATAAATGATAGCATAGTAAAGCATTTATGCATTTTTAATTTAGTGATATTTTCAAATCGTGTAACGTCTCCTTGAGCGAGTCCATAAATTGACTGATACCAACCCCACTTTGCTGAGAATTGAGATACCGCGTCAAGACTTCGCTCCCCTCCTCCTCCAAAGAGTTCGTCATAACTTGCGACAATTCTAGTCCTAAATTCCACAAAAAAAAAATTGCGGACATAACCGCGTCCATAGGCATAGCTAATAAATTATCCGCATTTTCGACTTGGTACTCCTCTATGCTATATTTGTTCTTCAAAGAAACTAAAATAGGTCTGTATAAGACATTCATTGCTTTTTCCATATTATCCCAATCCCCTATAAAATTGTCTAGGTCAATGTACTCTCCTAGCAGCAAGTCGTCCAATTCCGGGTGAAATCCGTATTCTGTGCCGTTTAGTTTAAACTTTGATACTAGACTAGGCTTTTCGCTAAATAAGTCGCTTAGAACGGTTATTATATCGTTTGTATCTCTTAGCCTTAGCCTAATAACGTCCTTTAGGTCTAGGCCGCAAAAAATCTCAATCATTTTCGCATTTATAAACCTATCCTCTGACTCATTCTTTTGAATCTTCAAGAACCTTTTATATTGGCCTAGAGTAATTTCACTTAATGAATTTGGTATTTTAACTTTTACTGACATACTATTATAACGGATTTTATTTTGTTTTTTATTTGAATAAAGATAATAAAAAAAAGGCAGCCATTTCTGACCGCCCCTTAATGACTATTACTACCCCCCGGAGTAACGCCATATAATTTTAAATTTTATCTCATACTCGCCTCAAAGCAAGACCCCGAGCAATAGCGATTATCCTCTGCCATTGGCGTTCCACATTCTGAACATTCAAATTCGTCTTGTTCGTGAGGATTTAAAAAGTCGTACCATTCCATAATCTTAAATGTTAAAAATTAAACCAATTATTGCTCTACCCACAAAGTAGCCTGCGGCCAACATTAAAAATCTTTTATCAAATTTTTTCATTTTATATAAATTTAGCGTTTTCAATTTCGTCCATTACCCAATCTTTCTCATTTGAGCCAAGCTGCTCAAAGTCCATTCCAAATTCCTCGTTTGCTATTTCGTCGTAAATATCCATTTTGTCTGTTTTTTTATGGTTAAACTTAGGCAAATATATATTAAATAAAGTTATCCACAAAAAATTTTATAACTTTTCTTAATGTAAATTGTATTTTCCAAAGTTTGGCTTACTTAATACAGAGTAGGTCGCGTACCGGACCGCGTCAATCGTATGGTTATGCTTGTCTACGGGCTTGTTAATCATTTTACCGCTTCGGTCCTCCTGCCACTTATAATTTCTAAACTCTTGAATGGCGTTATTACTATCCTTCAGAATATGAATTTTAAAGCGTTTTAATAAGTCAATTCCTGCATTTATACTATCGGCCCCTTTTAAACTTGGTCGCACATTCCAACCCATTCTGCGAAGTTCCTCAATCAATCTAGGCTCTGCTGAATCAAAATAAATTGTTTGTCTTTCAATTCCGACCTCTCGCCACTTTTTATGAATGTCGATTGTTGTCATTTGAGTTTGATATAAATGCTCTTGAATGTAAAGGTCGTAGTCCTTTCTATAAACAGAAACTAAGGTCGTTGGGTCATTCGTATAACCCGCGTCTGCCCCGTAGCTTATAAATTCTGCATCGGCCGGTATTTGATTAACCTCAACGTAATTAAATATAGTTGATTTACTTACCCCCTTTATTCCAAGCCCGTAGATTTGCCAATACTGTTCATCGGTGTATTTTAGTCTTTCAATTTCCTCTTTAATGCTAGCGCTAAGGAAAGTATTATCCAAATAAGTAGTAATATTAAAATCGGCATCTTTTCTAGGTATTACCTTGTCATAAATCCAATGGTACTCGTCCGACGGATTGAAGTCAAGTATTATTTTTTCATCTGTTCTAAATACCAACTGTTGCCAATCCTCGTAGTCTAGCTCATTGGCCTCATTTATAAATAGCAGGTTTCTTTTTCGTCCTCTTACTTTTTGCGGTTGATCTAAAGAAATAAACTCTATTAAATTTCCGTTTAGTTTATATTCGTGGCTTGACTTATTATGGTTGGCCTCAAAGTAGCTGCTATGAATTTTTAGTATATCAAAGAAGTCCCTCATTACGGAAGCGCGAACCGACGGGAACGTTTTCCTACAAATTGTTATCGTCTTTCCGGTATTCTTTAGCGAGTAATGAAATATAATATATAACAGGATATTATAGGTCTTTCCGGACCTAGTACCTCCCTGCTCTATTGAGATTTTTTTATCTGATTCTAATAAATGCTCAAAAACTACGTTAGTCTTTATTCTCACTTTTTATTATTTCAATTTCAAAGCTAGTAGGCATTCCGTCTGCCCCTGTAATTTCCTGCCTCTCTACATAGCCCCTTTTCTTACCTTTTGTCTTTAAGTAAAAAATTGTCGCCGCAGTTGAATTTTCAGAAATTTGTTTATGTAGCTGACTTTCCGCAAAGTCTAGCGCAACGTTTTCTATTTCCCGAACCGCAGAAGAAAATTCTGTATCTTCATTTATCCACTTGTAATAAGTGCTTCTAGGTATTCCCGCTTTTTTGCAGGCCACCGTAACTACTCCCAAACTCTGCTCCAAGGCAGATAATAGTGATTCCTTTTTTATATGTCTACTTTCGTTCATTTTTATTATTTTTTTTATGCCAACCGTCTGCTCTATTGTTTTGTTCTAGCATAAGACTATCGGGCCTATAAATATCTTTTACCTCTGTTGATGGCTCCCAAGTTGAAAACCTTTTATCCTGTGGGCTTCTTATAATAACGCCATTCATAATATCGCTAATTGCTTTAGATAATAGCCTTACTCCCATTTCTTGAAGAGAATTTCTCCATAGGCTTGCTGCCGCTTTTTTAGAGTCCTCATTAAATAGCTTCGGGTCTATGAAACAAAAATCTTGGTAGGCAATGTCCCCTCTGTCAATTCCGGAGTTAAGCCAAAATACTGTGCCGCCGGTAACAGGCTCTCTCATTTTAACCGCCCATTCTATTGATGACCTACCTCTATGTCTAGGCAAAAGGCTCGGGTGGTACCCTATCCAACCGTATAAGGGCTTAAATCGGGTTTTTCTGCCGATATAGTCAAAGCTATGCGCAGTTATACCCAAGTCCACATTATCGGGCATTGTATCGCCGGACAATGTCCCGGAGGTTATAATTGGCACGCCCCAAGTTATTGCTGCCTTTCCAATATATCTGTCCCCAACGGGCGCAGCAACCCCGACAATCTCAACCCCCTCCATTTTTCTGCAAAGGTCAAAGACCTGCTCCCCAAAGTATTTTTGTCCGCTAATAAAAACTCTAAGCATTTTTTAAACCAATATATTTAAATCCTTGTACCGCCCGAAAGTGCCCCCCGTACCCGCCGGTTTTAGATGCATTACTACCTATATTTTTTTTACTCTTATTTCTTTGTCCCTTAGCAATAGACGCACCGCTTCTTTTTTTATTTGCGCCATAAAGCATTTGGCTTTTTAAAACCCACTTTGGGCTTCTATTTAGGTAGCCAATTAACTGCGGGTGGCTTGTATGAAATAGTGTAGGTAATTTATGGCCCCTGCGCCCATTTCCCTGCTTATGGTATTCCATAATGTACTCTAGAAACTTTGTACCTACTCCCGCCCCCTGCCACTCGGGCATAACCACAAGCCTAGAAGCTCTGTAAGCGTGCGCCGTAAACATTGGCATAACCGCAACGTGGCAGACAAGCTCGCCCTCTATTGTGCCAATAAAATACTGTGCAGCAGGAGGAAATTTTAAGTCTAAATAATAATGTTGCTTAAAATATTTCCAATAAGTTCTGTCGACCTGCCTAATTTCCAAGTCGAACTTTGGCCGTTCTCCAATGTCGTTTTTTTTTTAACCTCGCCCGTAGACGTATCAAGAACCCAATCCGGCTGAACCCATTCCAAAATATCGTAGTGGCAAGAGAGTAGTACAACTTTTCTGCCCTTGGTTCTTTTAAATGATTTTGAAAATGCAAGCGCTCCAACCTTTGCTATTTGCCTATCGACTACGGACGTAAATTCGTCTATAATTGATTCGCTGCCTCCGTCTGATAAAACCCGAGCGAGGCCTGCTCTAAATTGCTGCCCATTACTTAGCGCGTGGAACGGTCTTAACCAACTCGGGACGTCCCCAAGCCCAACGCTAGCAAGAAGCCCTGTAACCTTATTAAAGTCCCCCTCCGGAGCAATATCATCAACAATAGGTTTATCCTTACTCCAACCCGAGTATAGGTCCTCTATCTTGCCACCGCCAAATAATTCTTTTCCAATGGAAGTCTTACCCGAGCCACTTGGCCCAACAATAACCCCTATTTGCCAATCTTCTGAGTCAACCGGTACATCAACGTCGAGGCTAAATGTATCGCCTCTCTCTGCATTAAATAGCGACTTAACCCTTGCAGCCCGGTAGCTATTAAAATTTTTTGTTTTATTTCTTACTTCTATTTTCATTATGTTACGACTATTTTACATTTATAACCCTGCTTTGTTAATTGAGAAAATACTTTTTCCTGTTCCTCTTCGGTCGGGCAGTTTACAATTACTCCGTACTGCTCCTTATATCCTACGCCGTCGTCCTCAAAGTCGGGCTGCGGGGAGTACGGCTCGTCCTCCAACTCTTCCTTTTCGGGCTGCCAAACATCAAGGCCCCATTCTGCTAGCTCAACGTTTTCAAAGGCATTTGCCAAAATGTCCCAATCCCATTCTCCAAAGCCTACGTTATCTTTTATAATAAATTCCTGCGCCTGCTTTTTAGTTAAGTCGTCCGCCTGTATAATATAGACCTCCTTTAACCCTATTTCCCTACAGGCTTTGTAGCGCATATTACCGCCTAGTATAATATTATCCTTGTCGACAACTATTGGCCTTAAAGCTAGCATTTCCGGAAATTCCTTAACGCTATTAACGAGCTTGTTAAATTTACTCTTATTTATAAATCTAGGGTTTGCGATATTTTCCTTTATAGTTGAAATACCGACCTTTTGTATTTTTAATTTAGCCATAATAAATATTTTCCACTAAGGTACAAAAAAATTATTTTTGATAAATTTTTGTAATTACTAGCTGAAAAATCCCAAAGTAAATAACAATGTCCTCTTCGTATAGCTCTAAATCGTCAAAGGGATAATGTCTGATACCAAACAAAACCCCTTTAAAAATTCCTAATCTAATTTCGTAACGCAATAATTTCATAGTATATCATTTCTATTATAACGTAATATAATCAAAATCTTTATTCCCAATCCTCCGGAAATAATTTTTTTGCTATTATCTTGCCTACATTCGCCACAATTATTGCTACAAAAATCCAACCTAGTGATTCAATCATAATTTATTTATTTTAGTTATTACCAATGCATTCCCCCCATTGAGGTACTGCTTTCTATTACTTCACATTTATCTTTACTTTTCCAAGCCCAAGACTTTTTCATAAGGGTTATTCGCTCCACAACCTCGTCCACCTTATCGGCCGGAATGTCGCTAAAAAGACTTAGCATTTTTATATCGCTAGAATCGTAAACGGGCCTCTTTTTAAGCTCCTTTACTTCTCCCTTTAATTTAAAAACAGTATCATTTAATTTTTCAATTTTATTTTTTAGGTAGTTTAGCCTATCAATCTCGTCGTAGTTTTCGTTATCGTCAAAGACAAAGCAGCTTTCTATTTCCCTAAGCTCCGGGCATTCCTTTGCATAAATAGGGTACATATTCACTAAGTGAATTGCTGATGAGTGGTCTAGCTCTTTTCCTTTTGAAACAAAAAAGTCGGAAATTTTGGCCCACCTCATATTCATTTTCTCTCTAAAGATATAGCAGGCTAACGCTCTTCCCCTAACATAATCTCGCTTCCTAGTATTTTTAAAAATGTCAATCCCGGACATTTCAATAATACGCTCTGATATTTCTAAACAATTCTTACTCATTTCTTAAAAATTTTATTTCTCTTTCAATATAGTCTTTGGCCTTTAATAAGTCCCCTAGTTCGTCTTTTTTCTTACCGGCCCGAGCCACGTATTTAATAATATTACCCCTGTTGAAATTAAGAGAGTAATCGTTACACACGTCTATAATGTCGTAGTCCTTTCCGTTATCGTAATGCGTCTGTGTTGATTTCATTCGGTTAATAGTTTTAAAAGATTATAGCATTCAGTATATTTCTGCCTAGCTTTTCCTTTATATTCTTGTTTAAATAATTCGTATAGTTTTTTTGTGTATTGGTATTTTGTGTGGCAATCTGAAAAATATTTTTCTGCAAACCTTTTGCCTTTTCCTTTGAAATAATTTACATTGTCTGCGGTATCTCCCATAATCATTTGCTCATAAAAATTATACAAGGCCTCGTCCTCTGATATATCAATAATTTCTTTGTGCTTGTAATGGTAGTTATAAATAAGGCAAGGAAATTGTTTGTAGTCCTTGTCGATTGATACAATCATAACCTCGTCCCTACCTATATCGTCAGAAATTTGCCTCCAATACCGGGCAACCATATCGTCGGTTTCTATCCCGTAGCCAACCACACTATCGTAATGCTGCTTAACAAATTCGTGCATTTCATTTAGTAGAGGAGGTCGCTCCTGCTTTTTTCTGTTGGCCTTGTACTTCTTTGTAATTAGCTTCCTAAAGTTACCCTTAGAGCCACTAAACGTAATTACCTTGTCAATATTATAAAGTTCCTCTAAGTGATTAACAATAGCCATATATTGCTCGTCAAATTTTGACCTTGCGTCGGCTATATTTGTGTGGTACTTTTCGTCCTCCGGGTGTTCCCTTTTTTTGTAACAACTTGCAAAAATCAAACTGTCTGCATCTACCAATAAAATCATAATTCTTGTATTTTAATGTTCATATTGTGATAAATTTACTTGTAAATAATTTCTCAAATCTGAGTGTTCCTTTATTCTAAATTTAACCGTTATATCAGTTATATTTTTATCCTTTTCCGTTCCGGATTCAATGGCCCGTTTAAGCTCGTTCCATAATGCGTCATTTATCTTCATATCGACCAACAATTACTAAGTCTATATAATTTTCTGAAATCCATTTCCTCTGCTGAGGTTGGCTTGGGCGAGTCTTTGTCCGGCGTAATAATTAAGCTTGAACTAGTGTAAGTTCTACTGACCTCATACGTCCTGCCATCATCGGTAACAATCAACAACGTGCCGCCCATTTCTTTTGTAAAATATGCCATCTTATTTTATTAAGGTTAAATTTAATTCCCTAGCTACATAATTTATATGCGTTTGGGTTGTTCTAGACCAATGCCCTAATTGAATTAATTTGTCCGAGTCTATGGTGGCCACGTGGGTAGTGTAACTCCAAACTTGGCTCCCAATAATACATAAATTATTCCCGTACTTTGCTAATTTTCTCATTTGTTCTGTTTTTATTAATTATACTTATTTGCTATTTCGTAGCCCTTATTTAAGCCCTTTAAAAATTCTTGATTTGCTAGGTCGCACATAATATCATTAAGAGCTAATAACTGATCTATGTTTAGGTCTAAATTCAACCCGCTCCTTTTGTCAAATGCTACTGATAAATTTGACTTTTCAAGTTCCTTCTTGATGTAATTTTCTGTTTTTTCTACCATTTTAAAAAATTTATTAATTAATTATTCTACTTATTTAATATTGCCATTGGCCGCCGTTATACTCCACATTTAAGTCTAGCGAGCCGTCTTTATACATTGCAGGAACCGAATACCTAAAAGGTCCGTCAGCCCACTCAGAAGCGTCGTCAATGCTTTTATAAAGGCTTTCTAAATCATTGAACGTATATACACCGGAGGAGGTGCAGCCGTCGCAGTCTGTGGAGTCATAATTTATATGTACAAATCCGTCTTTTAATAGTCTTTTTAATACTTCGTTTTCGGCCTTTAAATTGTTTCTTGAAATTCTCATTTTTGTCTGTTTTTAGTGGGGCCTTTTACGGCCCCGTTTATTTTTTATAGTCTTTGCATTGTTGCAGTTAATTCTCCTGTGGCGTCGTTTCTTAATTCGTAAACGGCCCTATTTTTAAAAAATTTTTTTAGCTTTCCGGTTTCATACGTCCCGATATAGGTAATTCCAACTTGGTAGAAAAGCGTGTAACTTGTTTCGTCCGCCGTTAGCCTTATGGACCGCATTGCATTGCTCCTGTTCGGCTTAAAGGTTGCCTTTGCTTTTTCTTTTGCCAATCTTAATAATTCTTTTGATGGTTTCATTTTGCTCTGTTTTTATTTTATTAAGTTAATATTAAATACAGTTTTTTAATGCTTCTGCTATTATATTACCAAAAGTTGCATTAATTTTTTGGTTTACTTTTGCCGAAGCAATTTTATTTTCTCTCCTTACAATTTTATTTTGCTTTTTTACAAAATCATTCAAGGTTAAACATACAGAAGCTTTACTATCTCCAATAACGCCAACCCTCATAGGCTCGCCGTCAATAGTTAAAGTATCTCCTAATTCCCTTGAAAATTTTGACTCTAAATACTTTACTTTTGTAATTCTGTTATTAAAAATTTTTACTAAACCTACGTGTGTAATTTGCATTTTGCTCTGTTTTTTGCGCAGGCCTAATTGCCTACACCCAAATATAAGCTTAATTTAGTTATCCACAAAAAATTTAATAAGTTTTTTTAAGAAATATTAATATTTATTATACTAGCATCGTTTTCTTCTAGCAAATAAACGTCTTTGAGCAGCCTTTTTTTAGTCCACATTGTAGTATCGGGACAGTATTTTTTGACCGGTGTTGGCATTTGTATATTATTTAGCCAATATAAAAAGTTACCCTTTGGGTCATTAACAAAATATAATTTTATTATTTTTTTATCTAGGCTCATAAGAGCGTCGTACTTGTCCTTCTCTAGCATTTTCTGCTCATAGTAGGTCTTTCTGAATTTCATTTCAACCACACAGTCCAACCCTTTCGGGGTTTTTCCTTTTGCGTCATACTTTGAGAATCCGTCGCCGGTCCATTCTAAATCCCAACCGTCAAGATTAAGCAGGAAAACAACGGCTTTCTCCCACTTATGAATTTTTTTTATCCCCATTATCCCATATTATGTTAAGGTCCTTTATCCACCGAACTATTGTCTTAGGGTTGCAGGTGCAGGGCTTGTAAAATTTATGATTAAAATATTTAGAGTGAAGCTGACAAATCAATTCGTACTCGGACGAGTCTAGGTGCTGCTTTTTATCAGACCGGAACTTCATCCAATCAATTCTGTCTTCGGTTTCAAATTTTACCATCTTTGTATCTTAATTTCATTTAGCTTTTTTCTGCGCTCCGGACAGTTGCACTTTGTACCCCTATGCTCGTGCCACTTATCAACTAGGTACTTTATGCCGGTGTATTTTGTAATATAATAAATAAGGTCGCCTAGCTTCATAGCTTGTATTTTAGTTCTTTGATATTATCCATTTTGTTAAAGTAGGCCATAAACTCAATATCATTTGCAGAGCCCTCTCTAGGCTTCCTACCGCCAACTCTTATACTACCATTTAATTTTTCTGTTCTCGAGAAAATGATTCCGTCATTACACGCCCATAATATAACGCTTTGTTCTTTGGTATCTTGCAATTTTAATAATTTTCTTACTGCAAC